GGGCAGCCCCGTGGCCGCCGGGAGCGTCGCATCCTCCGACCGGTAGGCCTCCGCCCCCGTGAGGGCCGGCGGGGCGTAGCCGTAAAGGCTCACTGTCAGCGTCTCTTCCGCGTATAGCCCGCGCGAATCCGTCACGCGGCATACGATGCTTGCGCTCGTCCCACTCAATACGCCCGTCTTATAGGGGGACGCATCCGCACTCACGCCGCCGCAGGTGATCTTGTACGACCGGATGCTCGCCCCGTACTGCGGCGTGATCTTCGCTGCGGAGAATGTCACCTGCGCCCGCGAAAAACCGCTGATAAAACCAGAAAGCGCCGATGCCTTGCCGCCGCTGTTGTCCGCCGAAGCCGCCGCCCAACCGGAGGACACCACCGGCTTTGCATCCGCCGGGACGGTGAGCGTAAAGCTCACGCTCTGCTCCTCTCCGATCTGCTGTGTGAGATTGCCGTCGCTCCATGTCTTGATGTAGACCGTGCATGTCCCGCTCGCCGCATTCGGAATCCGGTTGGCGAGCGACTTCTTCGGCACGAGCGAATACCAGTTCCACGCCGTTTCCGCGTCAAAGTCTGCAATGTCGCCCGCCTGCCCCGCGAAGGTGTAGCGCGCCGTGTGGCAGAAGGCCGTATTTTTACGGTTGGTGTAGATGATGATCTCCTCGCCCATGGCAATGGAGGATTTGTTCGTTGTCGGTACGGATGCCCGCGCGATCTGGTCGAGCGTCACCGTCTGCGAGATGTCCGTCGAGCTGAGCGTCGTGCCGCTGATATACCCCGCCGCCGAGATGGTCACGCTGCGGCTGCCGTCCGCGTCGTGATACACGCGCACTGTCGCGCTCATCGCAAGCGTCCCCGACTGCCACGACACCTCGATGTGACGGCTCCCCGCCGTCCACTGGCCGTCGATCGTGATGCCGCCCGACCATGTGCCGCTCGTGGTGTATCCGCTGTTGCTGCGGCTGTAGTAGAGCGTCGCCGTCACGTCCGAGTAGTTTCCGTCCTGCGACTGCACCGCCGACCACCTGATCGTAGGAAAGATATACTGGTTGCCGGTCGTGCCGGTAAATGCGCCTGATAGTGCCATCTCTTACCCTCCGATCCACTTGAATGCCACACCGTCCGAAAAGCTCACGTCCCACTTGCCCGCCGCTGTGATGCGGTCAAGCTCCACGTGCCCCACATGCAGCGCACCGTTTGAAAAATACGCGATCTCCGTGCCCTCGACGTAAAACGAGAGCTTTTTGCTCGTCCATACCGACATGTTGTGGCTCGTGTCGATCACGTCGTATGTCTTCCCGTCCACGCTCTGCGTGCCGGTCGTCTGGATGTCCTGCCCGATCGCGATACCGATGATCGGCACCGTATCCGCGTATCCGACGATGCCCTGCCGGATGTAGCCCTTCGTCTCCGTCCGATAGCTGATCAGCCCCTGCAGGTCACCCGCCTGCTCGTCGAGCCGCCCCTCCAGCTCGCTCGCATACCGGATGCTCTGCGTCACGTTCTCCGCCGTCGCGGTAAACTTCGCGTCCACCTGCTCCTGGTATGCCCCGAATTCGCTCTTTGCCACATAGCTGCTCCGAAGCTCCGTCTCCACGCGCTGCGTCTCGCTGCGGACGCTCTCCGCCGTCTTGATAATCAGGTCTTTCAGCACCGACGAGGTTTTCCCCATGTCCTCGCGCACCTGCTGCGCCGCCTCCGACGCGGCCCCGCTGCCGAGCGTGGCCTTCGCCCCCTCGGTCAGACTGTCCGCCTCGATGGCGTTGAGCGCCCCGTTCAGCTGCTCGGCCAGCTGGTAGAGATATGAGCGCATCTGCGCGAGCTGTGCCTGTCCGCCGCCGCGCAGCATCGGCGGCGTGTTGAGCTGTACCATCACATATCACTCCCCAGTTCCAGAATCCGCGCGATCGAGAACAGCCGCATCTCGCCCTTGCCGCTGAGCTTCAGCTGCACGTGGTCGCACCTCCGGGGGATTACCGGCATTGCGAAGCTGCGCGTCGTGCCCTTCTTCCAGAGCAGCCGCCCCGCGTAGTGCCACTGCCCGGAGGAATCGTACTGCAGATAGAGATTCGCTTCCCCTCGCATCTGCAGCCGCAGGTCGAACCGGCTCAGATACTTGTGGTCTGGGTACTCATAGCCCATGATCCCCGAGACCACGCTCCATTCCACGTCACCCTCGCGTGTCCCTTGCGTACCGTTCACCGCGACGAGCCTGTTCGTCGCCGCGTCGATATAGAACAGATCGTCGTCCGCCGCCGCGAACATGAGCGCCTGTGCGTTGTCCTCCTTGTGCCAGAGCCCCCGCGCCGCGTCATAGACCAGCAGTTCGTATGCTCCGGAACTGTTTTTCATCGAGATGTAGTATTTCCGCCCGTACCCGCCGGCGACCGCCTCGCTGTACCGCTCGTCGCCCAGCTCCGCGCTCACCGCCACCGGCACCGACCCGTCATAGGCGCAGATCTCCGTCCGCCCCTTGTAGTAGAGCACCTCGTTCACCACGCACAAACTTCGCCAGCTGCCCTTCTGCACGCCGCGGCACGGCGTGTCCGTCACCCGGTGCGCCCCCGCGCCGGAGACGCTGATCCGGTGCAGCACAGTTTCCTTGAAGAACGTCGGGTAGCCCTGATAGTTCACCGCGCCCGTCCACGCGCCGTCCGATCCGACCTGTGCCGCCCACGAATCCGTGGAAAGCCCCGCGTAGCACGTCCAGTTCTTGAAGTCTCCCAGCTTGCACCCATAGACCTCATTCACGGCTTTTCCATCCTTTACGCCGTAGCGGCATCCCCAGAGCCGGTTCTGCGCCTGGCAGATGTAGTCCATCTCCGGTGCCTCGCGCTTGACGGTCAGCCCGCCCGTCTGCGCCGCGTTCCGGCTCACCAGCCCCACGACCACGATCCAGTTGTCATCCTTTTTCTGGATCACCTTACTCGCGTTCAGCGCGGCGTATTCGGCCTTCACCGTTTCGCTGTCTCCCGTGTAGGCGATCCCCGCCAGCGTCACGCCGTCGCCCTCCGAAAAGCTCTTCCCGATGTCCGTGCAGCTGATCTTCGTGTAGACCGTCGGGACGGAGATCCACATCGAACTCGTCCCGTCCCACCGCTTGAGCACCTTTCCGTCTACCCAGAGCGTCCCGCCCGCCGGGTCGGTCGGCTCCGTCTGCGCCACGTTCTCATAGATCGATCCCTCCGCGTCGCACATCGCCAGCTGCACCTGCGCGCTCTCCCCGGCCGCGAACGCCGCGTCGATGCTCCCGCAGTCCGTCGTGTCCGCCGTGTTGATGTACTTCCGATCCGGCCAGATCACGAGATACGCGCCCATGCTCACCAGCTGCTTCACGCCCTCGCTCAACCCCAGCTCCACGGCCTTCCCGCCGATCACGATCTTTGATCCCGATACCCAGATCAGCGTGTCCTTGGCCGTCAGCCCCGCCGGGCTTGCGATCTCCTCGCCGATCCCGCGCGGCGCGCGGCTCGCCAGCATCGGGTAGCAGTCGCCCGTCATGTTCTGCATCTCGCGCCACTGCCCGTCCCCGATGCGCAGCCGCCGGTCATAGCCACCGAACTCGCTCGTCACGAGCCGCGACTGTTTGTTCTCCTTCAGCGTCGGCAGATACATTCCTCACCCCTCCTCAAATCTTCATCGGCCCGCAGCCGATCGGCATGTGCGTCCGGTTGTAATACCCTGCGTATGTCAGATACGCCTGGTTATACAGCTGGCTCGTCTGGTTGTACTTCCCGATCTCCCCGTTTTCCCGGTCGATCATCGCCTGCAGCCAGTAGTTGTATAGATCCCCCGCCCACGGCTCCGGCACCAGCAGCTCCCGCTCGACGCCCGCGCTGCCGTCCGGCTGCGCGATGTCCTCGCCGCCCTCGTGCGTCCGGATGATCTCCCGCCAGATCTGCCCGTCGAGCTGCAGCAGCCACCCGAGCTTCTGCGGCTCTGTATACTGGTTCGGCTTGAACGTGTCCACCCGATCCAGCATCTCGCTTGCTTTCATGCGTTTCCCTCCTCATAGCGCGAAAGGGGAGAAACGTCGCCGTCTCTCCCCTTCCTCTGTGGTTTGTTATTCGCCCGTCAGCGGCTCACCGTTTGCGAGCTTCTCCTCGTTGCGTGTGCGGATCTCCTCCGCCTCCCACGCGCGGTGAATCTCCGCCGCCACCTCATGCGGCACGCGCGACTTCTGGCCGCGCGGCAGCAGGTAGTTCTTCCCGTTCACCGAGACGAACAGGTTCGGGTCGTCGTTCTTCGGCCCGCGCGGGATAAAGATATCCTCGCGCCCGTCGTCCGCGGGCGCTGTAACCTCTGCGGCCGCTGTAACCTCTGCGGCCTCTGTAACCTCTGCGGCCTCTGTAACCTCTGCGGCCTCTGTAACCTCTGCGGCCTTTTTCTTCTTCTCTTCTGCCATGTGTTCCTCCTGTTTCTCGCCCCGCCGGGGGCGTCTGTCAGTTCGCGCTGTCCGTCGCCGAGTAGCTGGACACGCTCATCACGCGCAGCACGCGCTCCGGATACAGGATCGTCGCGCCGTTCGTCTCGAACTTATAGCCCACCGTGCTGAACTGCTCGAGCGGGCCGCCGACCTGTCCCTTGTCCTTGATGATCATCTCCGCGCCGCCGCCCGCCGGGTCGATGATGCCGAAGGCGTCCTTGCCGAAGAAATACGTCGCGTAGGTCACGCCCTCGGCCTTGTTCTTGTAGTTCGTGCCGCCCAGCACCGGCGCCATGAAGTTCTCGATAATGCGCACGCCGTGCAGCTCGCCGATCTCGCCGTTGTAGATCTCCTCGGGCGAGGCGTACTTGTGCGCCTCGATCCACGCGTCGCTCTTGCGCAGGTCATAGGCAACGGACGGATGGATCACGGCCACGTACTTGCCGTTGATGGTCGGCACTCGGTCCTTCTTCATCTTCGTCACGGCCTTGGCGACCATGTCCGGCGTCAGCAGCGCCCAGCCGTTGTCGGCGCTCGCGGTCTGGCCGCCCGCCGCCATCGTCGCGCAGCTCGTCGGCGTGGAGACGACCGTGCCGTCGTCCTTGACGTTGTCGCAATAGAGCACGTTCGTGCCCGTCAGCAGCGCGTCACGGATCAGAATCTCCTGCGTCTCCGCCATCGACGCGCCCATCTCCTCCGTCGCGCCCAGAATCACCGGATCATACGCATGCAGCTCCAGCTGGTCGG